GCTATCTCGTTGCTGCTGACCTTGAAGAGCATCTTGTTGTAAACGGGGGTTGCCACTTGGGGCGACCCGGAAAGGACTGTTACTGCCATTTTATAGTTTGGTTGCTACGCTTATGGATTTGCCAAGGACCTCTGCGATATTCTCGGTCAAGACCTCTATCATTTCGGGGCTTACTGCGTTGCTCATAAAGTTGGTCGCTCGCAGACCTTCCCTCCGAATCTTGTTGGCGATGTTAATCGCAAAGGATCTGTTTGCTGCCTTCTTGTCCCGGCCTTCCAAAGCAATTTCCTTAAATGCAATCCACTCCTGAATCGGGCGGATAGGTGGACGCTTGTCCCGGTACTGGAATGGCGAGTTAGGCGCACGCTTGCTTGAGTTTGCACCCTTGACACCGAGATCCACGAACTTCCAGTAATCCGCTGCCTCAATAGCGACGACAAAGGACTGGTCGTTGAGGGATATAGGGGTAACGGTGATGGACTGCGAGAGGGCATTGCTTGCGATGGCGTTCGACTTGGCAAGGTTCTCCTTTGCAAGACGGACTACCCCTTCAAGCCACTTGACCACTAAGGCGTGGGACTTATTCTCAATGGCCCCGTCTTCGAGGGCCACACCAAAATCAGCAAGGGCCTCCCTTTGGATATCGGTCAGTTTCTTTCCTGACCCCCCTACAAAGACGTTGAACTCCATGTGGGTAAATGTCCCCCGTGCGGGAATGTGTCTATCTCCGCCTCGCCCGCTCCGCTTCCATCCTCTCCGCCTCCAAAATGTCGTGAATCAACAGGGCGTAGTTTAGGAACTCCACCGCCTTCATCGCAAAGATGGCATCGAATTTCAGCACGTCTTTGTTTGCCATCCTCCACACCACCATCAGCCAACCGTACCCTGCAAGAGGGCTTACGTCAGCCCCTCGGCCTTCGTCATCAGGTGCTTGGAATAGTCGCTCAAAACTTTCAAGTAGGACTCTGAACTTAGCAAAAAAAAACTGACAACCCCCCAAACGTCCCCCACCTTGGCGTGCTTCTTCATCAGTTCGGCTCGCTCGGCATGGGCAGCCCCGTCGTACTTTTTCGGAAAGAATCCGAATAGACCGCCCTCTCTGCACAAAGTCGCCATGATTCGGTGCAGGTTTTGGAGCAGTTGCTTTTCGTCGGTCGTGTTTGCGTCCATGAGTTCAATCAACTGCCCAGCAGTCAACTCGTCCGTAAACACCGTCGGAATCCACCACTTGCCCCCGGCTTTGAACTTTCGCTTGTACCCAAGGGCGGGCAATGCGTTCCACTCGCTGATAATGGCCTTATATCTCTTTAGGACGCTCTTGGCGGACATCTCTCGGACGAGTGATATATCGACCCCCTCAACGATTGCAACGACCCCTGCTCGCTTGTCGTAGTCCCCAAGGACACTGGAGAACTCAATGGCCCCGATACGCTGGAACTGGTCGATGGTGAGGTCTTGGAGTTTCATAACTTAACAATCCAAGAGGTGTCGGTGAAGTATTGCAAGGGTTCACCGAGGCAGTCCATAACTGCCTTCAAAACTTCGGGCATATACGAGTCGTGTCCCGCAATGTAACCGCCCGGCTTGACCTTGGGCTTCCAAGCGTTGATGTCTGCAACGACCGAGGCGTAGGAATGGTCAGCGTCAACGTACACAAAGTCAAGAGAGCCATCGGCATACTGCTTCGATGCTTCGATGCTGGTCATCTTGACCTTGGCGATGTTGGGGTAATTCGGGTGCATTAGGTCGAACATCTGCTCGGCTGGCATCGTGCCACCGAAATCCCAAGTGTCAACGCAATGCAGTTCTCCGCAATGCAGAGCAATGACCTGACTGCTCACCCCCGAAAAGGAACCGACCTCCACGCACTTGTCCGTGGGCTTGAGGTACTTTTGGCAAAGGTCAATAAGGCCATCCACCCGGTTGTTGCCCGAATGGTAGTCGATGGGCAGGAAGTACATCCGTGGGGTGTTGCGTAGAGCGTCGAGTTGTTTCATCGCTTAAAGAGGGTTTTAATGTTGGTGCTTCCGTGCTTGTAATTGTTCGTTAGGTGGAACACCTTGCAATGGTCGGCAAGTTCGCCATGCTCCGTAAATTCCAACATCGGTTTCAAGCCAAGCGACCAAATCGGGAAGGAAGCAAGGCTCTCCCTGAATAGACCGTTGTCGGGGATTTTGTCAAGTTCTTCGGGGCTACGGGTCAGGACCTCCTTAAGCCTCTTGACGCTGAACATCCAAAAAGCGTGGTAGTTGATGAAGAAGGGCAGGCTCACATAGTCCTTGCCGTTGTACTGACACCACACCGAACTGGGCAGAACCTCGTTCACGTCAGGAGTGCATTCCCCTTCCTTGTCGTCGTAGGTTTCAATGCGAGTGAAGGATGGGTACAAGCCATCGGCAAACATCGAATCGAACCGCTCCGTGAAATTGATGAAGCCTTCCTTGGGCAGCATCATGTCGTCCTCGAAGTAAGCCACCCAGTCAAAGTACTTGTAGGTTTCCTTGATGCGAGTCCGATGGACTGCAGTCAGCATCCAAGGGTGCGAGAGTTGCGTGTGAGCGTGAACCGTTACGGGTTGGTCCGCAAGCAGACCCACCACTTCGGGGTCGTTGGTGTCCACGAAGATGTCGGCTTGTACCGGGTAGGACTTGATGGCCTCGATGACCCGGATGAGGTTTGGCAGCCTTTCGGGGTTGTGATGGTAGGCGATGTTTGCGAGTAGTTTCATGCTCAAAAAGTTACAACGAATTTTTCAGGTGAAGGCCAGCCGGGGTTGGAATCAAAGACCTTGGTGTCGGGTTTCTTGCCAACCCAAGTTTCTGCTCGGAATCGATGGTCCCTTGCAGGCTCACCGAGTTGCTTGATGTGGCTTGACTTGGCCCACCAAAAGTTGCCCCCAAAGTACGGATAGCCTTCGGGGTTGTTTGCGTCTGCCATGTGAGGGAACTGCTCCTTGGTAATCCAATGGCAGCCGACTGCATCGGCCTGCTCCAGCATTTGCATGGACCGCTCCCATGCCACTACGTTGAAGAACAGCATGGACCTGCCCCATAGTTGGGTGGTCAAGGATGGATTCGCGGCCCCCTTCGTGTGGGCGTACAGGTACACGGCTTCCTCTTCTTGGCTCGCCCGGTACATCTCGGTCAGGGTCGCCTGCTCCCAAGCATTGGTCCGGGTTACCACGACCTTGACCTTATCGGCCACCATCGAGTTCTCCAGCACCTCCTTGACCGCCTTGCGTTGTTCGGGTGGTCCGACGATGCCGACACGAATCTCATCCAAGACCCCGATGAGGCCGTAGTTGCAGACCGCCATCATGTGCTGGTTCAGGATTAACTGCCAATTCCCTCCGCAATAAATGTGATAGTAGTGGATGACTTTCATAAGGTCCAAAGGAGGGTTAGAAGGGTGATGATGAAGAAAACGGCTGCAAGGGTCTTCCCGATTTCAATTAGCAGGTCAAGGATGCGTTCGGGGTTCATTCTATAAGCAATAAAAGGCCCTTACAAAATACCCCAATGGCCATTAAGAAGAATATAACCGCAATTATGTATCCAGCGACTGCTGCCGTTTTCAAGAAAATTTGCTCCATTTTTTCAAAAAAATCTTGTTTCATCCTGCAAAGTTAAACAACAACATACTTCCCTGAGTTGCTAACCCTCAATTTGTTAAGGGCCACATACCGCATCGCATCGCAGGCGTGGTTGAACGAGTCAATGGGGACCCCCGTGTTCTTGCCCTCTTTGTCGGTTGCCCAAGTATAGGACCGCAATTCCTTGATGAGGTTGGTCGAGTCCTTGGTAACCTGCAATTTAAAGCGTTTCAGGATGTCGATGCCGTTCCTGACCGAATCGGGGCCTTTCTCCGCTGGCTTGATGTTGAATCCAAGTCGGTAGATTTCCTCGATGCTCTTGGGTTCGGCTGAATCCGCCACGATTTCCCAAGCCCTTGTGATGCCAAGCGACCGCAACTTGTCTGCGATGTCTTGGTTCGTGAGGCCCGTGGAGTAGAGCAGTTCTTGGATGAGCAGGCAGTCCCCTTGGCGGTAGATAGCTACGAGTGCGGTTGGGTCGTTGCTAAAGCCCCAGTCAAGCCCAAGGGCGACGAATTTGGCACGGCTGACATCGATACCCTCCACGACCTCGAAGTCCTCGTATATCGCACCTTGGAGCGTCCCGACCTGACCGAGGCCGTACACCTTCCACCAGTTCGCCCAATAGGCAGAGGTTTCGGCTTTGGTGCGGTTGAGTTCGATGTCCCTCCTAATCGTGTCGGGCAAAGCCTCGTTGTCCTGATAGGTCAGGATGACCAGTTCGGAATCGTCCTCACGCAAGACCTCGGTATGCGCCCAAAATTCGTGAGTTGGGTTGAAGTCGATGTAGATGGCCTCGCTGGTACGGATTGCTAACTGGTAGTAGGACTCAAAGTCGATGTTGTTCGCCTCGTTGATGAATAGCACCTGCCTCCTTGCACCTCGGAGCCTTGCCTCTTGGTCAGCCGAGAAAAACTCGATGGTGCTACGGTTAGCGAACTGGTAGGTCAGCAGGGTCTTGTTCCACCTTGCCGGAACGAAGATGCCCTTGGCAATCATTATCTTGATGA